TCCTACAACCATTTCTAGTATATTACCTACTGTATTACTTTTTAAAAGTGCTTTATCACCTGTTTTAATTTCCATAATATCCTCCTTAAAATATTTTATATGCTATTTTTCTTGCTAAATCTTTAACAGATCTAAGTATACTTGTTACTACTTTAGTTATAATATTAACACTAGGCTGTACTCTATCACCCATTAATCTTTCTGATTCAAGATTTACTATATCTATAGCATTATCAGAAACTTTATCAACAACTTCTGCTGTTTTCTTAGTTGCTGCTACAACAATTCCTGTAACTGCTGATATTGTTTTCTTAACTGTTGTAGTTACAATAGATACTGTACCACTTACAACATTTTTAACACTTCCTGTTATCACTCCAAATATTTTTCCTAACATAGTTTACTCTCCTTTAAAATATTATTTTTAAAATATAAATTTAAATATATTACTTAACATCCCACCTGATACTGTCCATACTAAATCCATTAAATCAGGTGTACCTAATCCTTCTGTATCTGCTATCTCCTTTCCTAAACCTACTGCAAAAGTTACTATTATTGCAGTTACAGGATTAAATTGTAATCCTACTACTAATCCCAAAAATAAATGTTGTAGTTTATCATTCATTATGTTACTCCTTTACCATTTCCACTTTAATGTAAATCTAGAGTATTTCTTCTTTGGTACTTTCTTCTTTATTATAAACATTTTAATAAGTTTAATTAATAATGATTTCATAATCTGCCTCTTCTGTCTTTTCTTTTCCTTTTACTCTTCTTCTTAGACTTTTTATATCTTTTCAATCTTTCTTTCCTTACTATATGATTAATATAAGTTAACCAAAATCTTTCATAGCGTTCTGATATATAACCATTACTAAATTTATCTAATACATTCTCTATAAGTAATACTTTATTTAATACTTTCTTTAATAAAATGTACAAGTTAAGTTTCCAACTAGAGAACTTAGGATATTTATGCTTCATATACACCTCCTATTTTTTTAGCAATCTTTTTATTATTCCTCGCTTCTTTCTTATTGTATCAATAGGTACATATTCAAATTCACCCTTCTCTGTCAGTATAACAAAGTAAGGTCGATTATGACTATCAGAAGAAAATCCTATTATTTCTCCATAATCCCACTTAACTAAGTGTTTCTTCTTATTCTTTAATTCTACTTTTATATTATCCATAACTTACTCCTGACATATTTATTTTGGCGTTATTATCTTAGGTTCATCTTCTTTTTGTTCTGAATTAGATAATTGCTGCAACATAGTATTAACTTCTAATAATGATCTTCTTATTTGTAATACATTAACAGTTTCTTGCAAATAGAACTGTAGTATATTAATAGGTACATTAGTAGGAGATATCCCCTTAATCCTTAATGTAGCTTGATCTATTACAATCTCTATCTTTAAATCAGTATTTTGTTTTTTCTCTTGTTCTACTTTATCCTTAAAATTTATATCAACTTTCTTTTCTTTAATTCTTTTACCTTTTCCCATTGTCTGCATCCTCCTCTATAATTTTCTTTAAGTAATCTATACTTTTATATATTAAACTAATATATTCATTGATGCCATTTACTTGAGCTGTTATTATGCTTAACTGTCTTTTTATTTTATCTAATTCTAGTATATATTTATTCATTATTATTACCTCTTTTTATTTACTAATTCAAATAGATCATGTATAGTTTTAACACCTGATTTATTATAATCTGTAGCATTAACTACATGGGTGCTTTTACAGTATCTACAAGTAGTTATTCTAGTGTGCATAAACTTTTTACCACATGCCATACACGTTAATAGTTTCATTTATACCTCCTTTAAACTATACCAGCTTTGTTTTAATTCACCTATACTTATATCTATCTTCATATCTATACCATTTAACTTTACTTCATAACATTCTCTTAAGATATCTTTTATAAACTGTGTATCTACATCCTTATGTATTTCAAACATTACACTATCATAACGAGTAAATAACATATTCCAATCTAAATCTTTAACCTTATTTAATAATTTCAATGTATCTCTGTATAATAATATAGCATTACTTCCTTGAATTGGAAAGTTTACTGCTCTATTTAATTGTACAAATATATCATCTAAATTAGATTTAATTCCTGTATTGTAAAACTTGCAAGAAGGGAGATTAATCCTTTGTCCGAATATGTCCTCTGCATAGCCACAGTCCCTCGCCATGACCCTCTTTTTGTGCATATACTCTTTGATCTTATGATTAATTTTGTAGTACTCAGCTATGTATTTCTTCGCCTCCTGTACACTACAGCCTAGATCATTAGACAATCCATGCTCTGTAATACCATAAGCAAGTCCAAAATTAATAGATTTAGAGTAATATCTATAAGTATCTCCATATTTTTCTTTTATTTCGGTTAATAACCCTTTAAGATTATCTTTGGAATTGACTAATGTCATTTTATCTTTAAACATTTTATATGCTGTAAGAGCATGTAAATCTAAATTATTGTTAAAAGCTTCCATAAAATTATGTTCCTTACTAAGCCCTGCTAATATTCTTAATTCAGAAGTCTTATAATCTATCTCTACTAATCTATAATCTTCTCTAGGTATTATCAATCTTTTAATATCTTTACCTATTCCTCTGCTAGGAAATTGCTGTAAGTTAGGTTGACTATTTGCTATACGTCCTGTTATAGTTCCTGTTATAGCAAAGTTAGAATGAATGTAAGGGTATTCATCAGTAGTAATTGACCAAAGAGCATTAGATTTATCTTGACCCTTCCTACCAATAAAATCATTTACTACTGTATTATATAATGTATAATCTCTTACTTGTTCGGCAATCTTTATTCCTTTATTAGCTATAGTTTCTAAAACATATTTATCAGTTTTAGGAGATCCTTTATCAGTTGTTTTTTCTATCTTCTGTTTTAATACTATATAAAATAGTACTTGCTTTTGTATTGAAGAGTTCATATTAGCTACAGTATCTTTTATGATTCTTCTAATCTGTGAAATCTTTATAGGATTCTTTAAAGCCTCTTTCTTTTTCTTTACTTTGCTTTGTTTTATTATCTTTAACATAGTTCTAATTGCTTTATGTTTATCAATTTTTATCCACAATCCATTTTGTTTTTTTCTTAGTTTCTTATATAAATGAGGTATTGCTTTTCTATTAACTTTAATCCCTCTACATTTAGCCTTAATATATGCTTCACACATATCATGTTTCCATCTATATAATTGTGGAAGCTGTGTCCATCCTGCCTCTTTGTTCTTAGCAGACACCTTTAGTAACTTCTCTGTAATAGAGTAAGTACCAACAGCATCATAGCAAGCATAAGGAGCTAATATATTATCAGGTATAGATCCATAACTAAATTCTTTCTTTTTAATCTTATTATCTTTACAGTATTGTTTCTTGAAATCATCTAATTCTTTTTCATAATAAGGGTAGTCTAACAAATCTATACAAGCTGACTTTAAAGATATAGGACTATAATTAAATAATGACCTGTGTCCTATAGCACTATTATAAGAATTTAACATCTTATATGAACTAAGTATTTCTTGATTAAGTAAGTGGTATAATATCTTACCATCTATAGTACAGTTTAATCCTACACCATATTTCTTTAATGTAAATGATTTATCAAAAAAGAAGTTCCACATACATGTTTTTTCTAAATATATATTTATTAAAGTTAATAAATTAGTTATTTCTTTTTCATTCCAATTTCTAACTGATATATAACAACCTTCATTTTCATTTTGTGCAATAGATATTCCTAACATTCTATCTTTAATAAAATTTAATCCTGTAGTTTCTATATCTAAGGCAGTAAGCTTTGTAGAAGGTAATGTTTCTATAAAATTCATAGCTTCTTTAATATAAGTTATATATTGAGTTTTAATATTATTAAAATTCATGTTATTATACCTTTACGATTTTATATTTTAATACAGTATTCCCACGTCTAGTACTTGTTAAAGTTTCTATATCAAACTTCTTTCCAGGATGTCTAAGTTCTATTTCAGCTAATAACTTCTTTGCTTTAACTAATCGCTTTCTATTAAGCTTAGCATAATGTTCTAAATACTTTCTTTTCTTCACATCACTACTTCCTCCATCTAGTCTTTTCATAACCATTCCCCCTTTTACTTTATTATTTTAATACTTCTTTTTCCCATCTTTCATGAAAAGTATCTTCTGAATCATCTCCACAAAGTAACCAATCAACTCTTTGAACCATGCTTTCTACTTTCTTTAATAATATTACTGTATTTTTAAATCTTGTTAATGTTTTTTTACTATAATTATTTTTATAACCATGCTCATCTTCTTTACCATTGCTTTTAATTTCTTCCTCTATATCCTGTGCAATATCATGTAATCTATATTGTTGATATTCAAAAGCTCCTCCACTCATAACTTATTCTCCTTGTTTAACTATATTTATATCTAATCTTTCAGAATCATGTTTATTATTATATATTCCGAAATATTCCATTATAAAGTATAATAAATTCTTCATACCTTCTTTTTCATTATGACCATCTTCAAATACTATTTTTTTTAAAACAGCATTATTTAATTCATCAGTATGTTTAACTAAATAACCATTATTTACTTTTTCTATATTTATATTCCAATTCATAATTATTTCTCCTAATCTGTTTTTACTATACCAACTAATACAAGCCCTGTTACTATTACTATTGTAAGTATACCTGATGCTGTTACAAATAATAAACTTGACTTTAATATATCATAAGCTTCCTTATATATACCATAGCCTATTAAGCATAATATTGGAGATAATAAACAAGTAATTCCTGTAAGTTTCTTTAAGGATTCACCAATATTACTTCTTATATTACTAACAGGTTTATATTTCTTTCTAGTTTCTAAACTCATAATGTTTCTCCTTTAATCCCATTCTAAAAAAGTCATATCTCTATTCTCTAAACATAACTTAATTGCTAATTCAACATCACATTCATAATATATAATTTCATTATCTATTATTGTACATGTGTTAACACCAAACTTTTTCCAGAAAGTTTTATGATGTATCTTCAATGGACGTATTATATCTAATACTTCTTGTTTAGTATATCCCAATTCACAATTGGATAAAGGTAATGTTATTACTTGTAATTTATCTTTCACATTATTAAATTTCATATCTTATACTCCTTCTTTATATATTTGATACAGTTGTCTACATCCCAAAACCATTTACCTCCACTATTAACTATTGCTTTAAACAATGTCTTGTTGAAGGCTTGAGATTTATTAATTCTTGATTTATATTTCAAGTCAGGTATAATTAAATATACAGGTATCTGAAATAACATAGCTGTAAATATTTCAAAGTAAGTACCTACGGTTAAAGATCCATAAGGTATTCTAGCAATAATAAAATCTGATTTTAATACTGCCTCGTAATCACCCCAATCATTAGGATTTCCTGTTATACTGTTATAAACTTGTCCAAACCAGTAAAGTATAGGATTAGGACATTCCTTATTACCATACCATATTAGATTCATTTCTTCTTCAAGTTTCTTATAGTTCTTATTTATAAATAATACATGTGTATCATCTATATGACTATTCAAATCCCTATCTGTTTTAATAGCTTCCATATCCGCAGCATCATAAATATATATTTTACGTCTATCAAACTGTTTCTTGATTTCTTTAACCCAGTTACCAGTTTTAGTATCTTCATCATTTGATTGTTCAAATGGACGTGCTAAATAAGTATATAACATTATTTCCCCCTTTTATTATACTTTCTTCTGAAATACCATTTCCATACTCTTTCGTGCCAATAAAATACTATTGTATGAATAACATTAATAGTTATAGTTAGGCTCAAAGATTTAAACACATTTAGACCAAACATCATAGTAATAGTTAAAGCAGTACATACTGCTATTAGTCTGTATGTTATAGATTTTATTAATGTTTTCTTTTTCATATTAATATACATCCCCATTTTGTTGAGCTTTTATATCTTCGTAATCTGCTATATATTTTTTATAAGCTATTGTAATATAATTATTAATTGTTTTCATACCATTATATATATCATAACCATTATCTTTTCTTCTAACCCATTCTAAAAAACAAGAATAAGCTACACCTATACAATCATTATATCCTTGATAACTGTTACATGTTTTTATTTTATTAGTTATAGCTACACCTATGTAGTTAGCAACTCCTATAGTATCTGTAATATCTCTTATATCCATTGTAATACTCCAATTAAGTTGTCCTGCATTTTTTGGATCTTCTTTTGTTTTTTTAGTTCTTAATTTTTGATCTATATAAGGCATTATATCCTCCTAGTTTTGCTATATATTTTTATTAAAGTTATTATTTCTGTTATTAATTCTTTTAAAGTTATTCCCCAATATTTATAATTTTTCATACTTTCCCCTTTCTCATGTATCTATCCCCCAATTATCATTACGTCCAGTTAAATGTATTCCTGAACTAACAATTCTTTTAGCCCTTGATTTACACTTAGGACATTTAGATCCTTTACTACAATTAGCTATAGTATTTTCCTTATCAAATTCTAATTTACATTTATTACATTGATAACTATATATAGGCATAAATTACTCCTTTTTACCATGTACTTTATATGCATCTTTATTTCCCATAGATACTTTATCTATACTTTCTTCATCAACTAAACATTTTATTATATTACTTATAGTATTAGCATTATGACCTTCTGATGAAAACCTTTTCAGAATATCACTATAATGTATAAACTTCTTTTGCTTAATATACTTCAATATACGTTCTTTAAATTCACCAAAGTCTGTTGATTTAAGTTTACCTAATAATGTATTCATAAATTTATCAGTTTCACCCAATAATTTCTCTGCTTGTTTTAGATAGTAAGGTGTTATTACTAAATCAAAATTATCTGCAAGAGAGAATAACATTGCAAACTTAATTATATACATAGGATACCTACTAAAAAATCCTGCATTAAATTCATCTATAATTTTATTTTCTTGTTTCTCATGTTTTGTTTTCCATGCTGTATACCAATTCTTTGCTTCTGGTGACCATTTAAAACTTCCTTTTAATTTTCTTACTTTCCTTAAATAATTTGCTAACTTCTTCTGTAATTTAAAATCAACTTCATTAGCAAATGGATCAGTAACTTCTTTTGTATCTCTACACACTCCTATAAATCTTGCAATAAAACCACCAGCAGCAGCATCAACAGGTAAGCATTTTTTAATCCAAGCTAATGTACTTCCTGCTAATATATTCAAGAAGCATTTATAAGATACCTCTGTCTGTCTGTCATAGGTAATATTAGTTAAATTCTTTACATCATACCCCTTTGTAAACATAATTACAAGGGAAGGATCTAATTTAGCATTACCTATAGCAGCAGCAAATTCATCTGCTATTATATATGCACTTGCTACATCATTAATATTTTGTATTTTATTAGTAAAAGTAATCAATTGACTATCTGATATTTTAGAATCTAACACGTCATAAGTTTTGTCTGTTATAAAAGCTAGATCATAAATATCATTTGCTATTTCTATAGCAGCAGATTTACCTTTACCACTAATAGCAATAAGGAGTACATATAGATTAGGATATGTAGTCTTATATCCAGTTCTTATATATAAATTCCTTTGAGTAGCAGCACTTAATAAGGACAAAGCACACCATTTGTGAAAGTCTTTATTACTTTCATGTCCTTTAGTGTACTCCTTATATGTAGTTAAGAAATTATCAAGTTCATGCATATATAACCTCAAGTTATTTATTTTATTAATGATTATTAATTATCATTTCTAACTCTTTAATACTAATATTTACAGCTTTACTATCAATATAAATATCAGCTTGTGGTTTATTAAAATATATCTTATCAAATGGTATTTTATACATCCTAAGTAATGTGGATATTGTTAAATAAGAATCAGCAGGTTCTAAACTTTGTATATATATAATATATCCTTGATGTTTTAACTTTTGTACCATATCTATAATAGATTCATTAGGTATTTTATTTTTATTTAATATTACAGTTTCTAAATCAAAACAGATGTTTTTCATTACTATCTCCTTATACTGTATTTTTATAATAGCTTTTATAAAATTCTATAATATAATCTACCATTTCTTCTCTATTTTTACACAAAACAAACTGTATTCCATATTTATGATATAATGTCATTAAGGCTCGTAAAGCAGGCATACCGCTCTTATTAAACTTCTTAGATATAAACCCTTTGTTTGCTTTTATGTAGCCACCAGTAGCGGTTTTCTTTCTCCTGTATAGGGTTATACCCTTAATTATCTTAAACCAGCTACCTTCTACTATAATTATGATATTCTTACCATCTTCTTTAGCTTTTTCTAGTTCTCTTTTAAATCTATCATGTCCTTTTCCCATAGTTCCCATAAGATCAGATATACTTTTTCTCTCAAATCTATAAGGACATTCTTCTCCATTATCTATAGCAATATAATCTGCATAATTTAATGTTTGCCTAAATGTAGCAGTTATATCTCCAGATTTAATATACTTAGAAAAATCTAAAGGCTTTTGTTCTCGGGTATCAATGTGTATCAACATAAATATTCCAACCTTTCTTATAACCTTCTATTCTAGCTTTTTTTAAAAGCATTCTGTAAGTATATCGTTCAGCATTTTTTAAAGCAACATCCTTAAAAAGAAACTTAGCTTTATATAAATCACCTGTTATAGTTAAATAACTATAATAACCACCTGTTTTAACTAACCATACTTTATATTTATTACCACCAAACATAATATAAATTTTTCTACATAATTTAGTTAAAAGTAATATCATAATAACATATCCTCTTTTTCTTTCTCATGCAGTTTAAACCATATAATATACATAGCTCTACAAGCTATAGCATACATGTGAGGCAACTTACTTTCAGGATCTACCCAATTACCTTCTTTAATTTCAAGGAGATGTCTTTCTAAAGCCTCTAAACTTTCTTCTATATTGTTCTTGACTTTCCATGAATCTTTAACATATCCTTTGTCCATGCCAAATTTTTGTTGACTTGCTATAGCTTTGACAATACAAGGATCTACTAACCTAACAGGTAATTTATTACCTTTATTAGATACTTCTTCATAGGTTCTTATTTTCTTAGCTTTAGACATAAACATCTCCTTATAGTATAATAAAGGTTAAGGCTGTATCTCCAATAAAACCCATACTTGCCGACATCATATAGGAACAATTACATATCGCTTGATTCAATATAAATCAAGTTATATACCCTACAGCTAGGTGTCTATTATTCTGACTAAGGATAATTCCCAGTCTATCTATAGTAAAGTAAGTTATTAACTTACACCTTATAAGAACTTAACCTTTATTAATCTTCTTGAGCAGTAATTTATATTACATCGTCTTCTGTTTTTTCAGCTACAGTTTCAGTCTTAGTAGTAGTAACAACTATAGCATCTAAAGTAGCAGGCTGAAATGCAAATACTTTATCTCTTTTTGAATCATATTCATCACGTCTAACTGCACCTTTAAAAATAGTACCTTTAGCTGCATCTATTGCTGCTATCAAATCTTTAATATAAGCAGCACTATTATCATAAGCAGCAATATCAGGAGCAGTAAGTCCTACTTTTTCCAAAAATGTTTTAACTTTTAAACAAGGTATAACTTGTACTTCATCACCATGTGTTAAGAAATAAGATTGAAAAGCTACTCTATTAGCTCCACCAGTACCTTCTTCAACTTTCTTAATTCTCACTTGAAGATTCAATACACCCCAAATAGTTTGATCCTTTGAACTTTCTATATCTTTATATGTAGTTTTTTCTAACTCCATAATATAGATACCGTCTAAAGGTACATAAGTATTTTCTTGTTCTTTAGGCTTATTCATTTCTGCATATTGTGCTTGTATTTCCTTAAAACTAGCCATGTTATTTCCTCCATTCTTTCTTATTCTTTTTTATTTATAAACTTTATAACTCTTTCTCGCTTCTAAAAATTTATAATAGCTCACATAAGATTTTATTAGTAATGTTTTACATCTAGGACACTTCTTTTCATTAGTAGTGTCAAAGTCTAACCATCCACAAGTAGTGCAACCATACACTTGTCTATTGTTATATCTTTTCTTATCCCTCCTTTTGTAATTATTTTTATTATACATAGTTTATATCCCCTTTTATAAATTATTTAATACCTTTATTATCATTCTTTACATAATCTTTACAGTTATAAGCCTGTTTTGCAGGATGACAACAGTTTCTATACTTACAAGTATGGCAGCTAACTATGTTTATTTCCTTATAAATACCTTTCCAATCTTTTTTGTTATAGAATATATACATAATTAATTCCTTATTTATCATATTTTTTAACTTTATCTAGTATAACAACTAAATCATTAGGTTCTTCTGTCTTAAACATATCCATAGGACTTTTAGCTGTAGTAGTACCATCATTTTGTGTCATAAATAAGTATTCCATGCCTAACTGTGTTTTTCTACAGATAGATTGTAATACTATAGTAAATAACCCCTCTACTGTGATTTTATCATCAAGCATCTTACCTATTGTTTTCATCTTAGTTTTAGTATAACCATTACCATTAACATCCTCACTGTGTGTAAGGAACACTACAGTTATATCATCTCTTAATCTATCCGATGCTATGAATACATTAAACATATTCTGTGCTATCTCTACAAATTTATCAAATCCTCTTTCTTTAGCTCGTTTCATAAATTCATAAGACATTATATATTGTGCATCATCTATGATTATAGTTTTAATTTCGGGCATCTTTTCACTAACAGCAATAAGTATAGCACTAATAGTTGGGGCTTCATTAGCAGTTATAAGATTACCTTTTTTAGTTTCTTTATTATAGGTTACAAACTTAGACTTCCACCCTTTAAAAGGTAAAGGCTTACCTATAACATTGATATAAAATGTTTCTTTCGGGTTAAGATTTCTAGTAGCAGTAGATTTACCACTTCCAGATTCCCCTATTACTAAGATTTTTTCTGACATTATACTCCTCCTTTAACTAAATTATCAGATATTATACATCTAATATAATTATTACTGATACTATTATTAAATAACATGTACATATAATTACTAATGTTGTCATATTATTCTCCTTTACTAAGTCTAACTAAATCTAATATATTATAGAATCTCTTTACCATTTGTTTATCTAGAGGCTTTACTATATATTCACCATATCCTGATTTCTTGTCCATTCTTAATATACCTACTTGCTTTATCTTTCTTTTAGCAGTCCTATTATATAAGTGTGCATATAAGTTAACTTGAATCCAATAGTTAGGATATATATGTGAACTTGTTTTCCAATCTAATAATGTCATTACTCCATCTACTTTGCCTATAAAATCACAAGTTCCTGCTACTTGATTAACTTCATCAAATTGTGTAAGCTCAAGTTCAATAGGTTTTAATATTACAGTATTATACCAACTTTTAAAAGCAGTAAGACATCTATTTACTATATCATTATTTTTAGATAACATCATAATCCCATCTTTTAAATAATTTTCTATAATATTATGTACTTCTGTACCTATATCAGTAGCTTCTTTAGTTATCTTTTCCCAAGTCTTTAAGTGCCTCTCTAATATTAAACTGTCTAAAGAATTTATAAGATGTTCGGGTATAATATTATCAAAGGGGTAATCTCTAGTTAAGTCATTGAATATTTCTATTATTATTTCTTTATATCCTACTTCTAAATTCTTTAGCTTCCATTTAACTAAAATAGGATTTTCAAGATAACCTAAGATCTTAGTTATTCTGTCATATTTAATATCATCTTTTATATAATGATTATTAGTTACTTTCATCTAGTAATCCTCTTTTTTCTAAATCTTTTATACATTCTATCCAACCCTTAAGAAACCCTTTTTCATACACTTTTTCAGCAAATTTACTTACCATAGATAAATTACTAAGTTCTTTAGTATCTTTATTAGTTTTATAATTTTTGTTATAACTTCTTTCGAGTATATAGTTCCATATTTTATTTAGTAAATTATTTAACATATTATTTCCCCTATTCTGTAAATATTGCTATAACATCGTATTTTTCTATAGCTTTTCTTATTAAGTCTGCTTCATCAATACCTGCATCTATTAAACCATCTATATATGCTAAATGCTGTCTTGAAAGATTTACTCTGTTCTTCTTTCTTAAAAACTTTCTCTTTAATATATCTGCTAATATATTATCGATAATCTTATTACGTTTTAAACTAACAGGAACATAATATATATCCATTTACTTATCCTCTCTTATAGTATGTAGTACCTGTACAATACCGTTAGATATTATTTTTACTAATTGTTCATCAGTCCATAAGGGAAAAGTGCTTCCAAAGTTATTATTGGCACTAGAATATTGATAATGTACGCCTTCTTTTAATATATGATGTACTATTTCATGCCAAAGTGTTACTTCATTATTCTTTTTAGAGCATTGTGTTGTTCCATAAATCTTTGCTACCTTTATTAGATCTCTATAAACATGAGCTTCTCCTGTTTGAGTACCATTATCTAATTTCTTTTTCCATATAATTTTAACAAGTTTAGTAAATATATTGACAAACTTATATTTATAAAGATTAGCAAAGTTATACATTATATTTCCTTTCTAAGTAAGTGTAATATTTATATTTTTATATGTTATTTTTATAAATCTAGTATCAATATCTATTTTAATACTAAATTTATCATTAAATCCATTACATATTTTTTTTACTAAATTACTAGTATAAGTTCCTTGTAATCTTATATCAGTATCATCTATAGCTATAGTATAAAAATCAATTAAGTCTATAATCTTTGATAATTTATTTAATTTTCTTAAATTAGATTTTATATTCATTATTTAATCTCCTCTTTACCATCTTTCTTTTTATCTTTAGCTTTTGGTGTATCTCTATATACTCCATAACATTTCCAATCTTTTAAAGCTATCTTAACATAAATTTTCATATTTTCTAACATTTTCTTATAAGGTGTCATTTTTATTTACCTTCTTCTCTTTAGCCTTAGTTATTGCCTGTTGCCTCTGTAAATCTACTACTTGACTGAATCTTTTATCATTAATCTTTTTATCCTTAAATAATCTATATAACATTATACTTAGTGTAGCTGTAAATATTATTGAATTGTATATAGATAGTATTGTTTGCATATTACTCCTTATTTTTTTCTAATTTTCTTCCACAAAAAGGACAATAATTTATTTCTAAATATTTGTAGCTACCTTCATCATATCCATCACAATATTCAGATTCATATTTCTGTAAACAAGTATTTTTTAAATAGCCATCTAAGTAATCATTTTTTAAAGCTTCTTTAAACTTTTCACAACAAAATTCATTATTTTTAGTTTTATTACTATCCTTTTCATTAAAAAATATAAAATTAGAATGCATAAGTTCTATAATTTTATTCATTTCTTTTTTCATTTCTTTATTATATCTTTTCATAGTTTACCTCTCCACTTACCACCTCTATTTAATATCATAGGCTTTAGTTTAGGTATACCATCTTGTATTAATACAACTCCTAAGAATGGACGATCCTTACAATTTTTACCATAAGCCATAGCAAGATGATCTTTGTCTGCTAAACAACCTACCTTAACATCAAAGTGTATACCTAAAGGGTTAGCCCAACCATTTACATAGAAGTCTGAATGATAATGCCCCTGAACAGCACTCATTCCCATAGATTGACTTAATTTTAACTTGGCTTTAACTTTACCATGACAAAAATAATAATAATCTACAGGAGTATTAATTGTCCAGTCATAATCCCATTCCCAATTTTTAGGAGCTTCTAATACTGTTGACCACTTAGTAAATAGTTTTTCAGGTAAGCCATAAGTTATAGCTTTCCTCTTAGACAATGAGCCATGATTACTTTCACAAACTAATACTGGTATTTTCTTAAATATTTCATATTGAGGCTTTAAACTTTTAATAGCACTATCTAATTCATTACCTGCACTCTCTAAATTTGGGTCAGTATCATGATAACTTATAGCATGATTGTCCACTTCATCACCACAATGTACAATTAAATCAGGTTTGTACTTCTTAACTATAGCATCAAGAAACTTATTAGCATCTTTATGTATAGCTGGGTTATGAGTACAGCTAAAAGTTAATATTTGATTGTATATTTTATCAAATTTGTTCATAGTTATCCCCCACTCAATATAAGTATAACATATTTTAGTACTAAAAGTCAAGTTTATTTGAAAATATATTAAAATAGTTATTATAAATTACATTTTAAAACATATCTAGTATTACTAACCATTTCATCTACATAATGACATTTTCCACCATCAGGTAATAATTGTTTTGGTATTTTATCTATTGTTGTTTCATACCATATAGCAAAATGTTGACTTAACCATTGAAACATTATTACATCATTATAAGGATTCCATGTAGAAAACTTATCAAATTTTTCCTCTTTAAATAATTTTCTTATTTTATTTTTAACCTTAAATACAGAATATAAACTGTATTTAGAATTTGATATAAGTAATTTACCCTCAGTAATTTTAACTATAGAAAAACCTATACCATTTTCAGATAAAGTTTTTCCTAAATTTTTCAAATATCTAACAGTTTTAATAAGTTCAGTTAATCTTTTATTTTCGTAATAACCTAATTTATCGTTATTTTTCATAATAATCCTCACCTTTCATTATTTAGTATAATAGTTTTAAATGCCCTAAATTCTTGTGTCATATTCCTTATTCTTTTTTGAATTTTATAATGTTCTTCCCACTTAGTAATATTATTATCTTTTCTATTGTTCTTTTTAAGTTTCTTTAATTTAGTCATAAACCCTCCTTTACTTGATTATTATTTCCTTAATGATAATACACCTATAATTAATAATAAGAGCATGTACCTATCATTCCTGTGTCCCTGTACCCCTTATAGTGTCAAAAAGTAGATATTCGACATATTTCTCCAAATTAGTCAAGTCAAACTGATCTTTTGCTATATCTGCTTCTAAAGTTTTATTCATTTCAGCTAATAATCTATCAGAATATATCTTCAATTTTCTTGTCAAACCTTTTTTAAGTAAAAATTTATTAATCATGTGTAGAAAAAATACTGTGTTTTTATTATTCTCTTTTCCTGTTAATTTTAAAACTGATAAAGGTATTCTTCTCATTATTCTAAAATTATTCTTTAACAGAAACTTTTGTAATAAACTTAATCTCGAATTAATACCTAAAAGTTTAGATATTTCATAAATCATATAAGTTTTTAATCCTGTATTAGCTACAAATGTAAAATTTCCCTGTTTAGTAGGTTTATTCGTACAAGGATTTATAATTTTCCAGTTATTATTTACTATATTTTGTACTATTTTTTTTAATAAATATTTCCCATTGGTATTAACGGAGCTATGGACAGGAAAACGTAATATATATAAATAGTTACTAAGTAACCCTGCTATTAAAAATGCTAATTGAGAATGACTTACATCAACTCTTGCATATTTTGCTAAAGGTAATACATAGTTTAAAAAATACCACCTATTTTCTTTATTTGTTTCAGGGTCACTCATACATATATGTATATTTCTAGGAATAAAACCATAAGAAATCTCATTCATAGTTAGGTTCTCTATTAGAATTTCTTTTGTATGTATATTACTGGTAGAGGTTAGATATTTTCCTGTCCACTCTAAAAGATTACCTAGACAATATGCAGGAAGTTGTTTATCTAATCTTAAATATCCATTACTTAGTTCAAAATTTAGTTCTAACATCTTATTAATTCTTTCAATTATATTCATTACTTATACCTCCTATTTCCATATTATATAAAAACAAAATATTCTCACACCTTTAATTATTTTACTTATAAATATAGGGTTTTTTATACAAGCTATTAACCCAACATGTTTATAGTAATCTGATATTCCTATTTCCATATTATACCTCCAATTCTTTCATTTCTTCTACATCATCCTCTGTTATATTTAATTCTACTCCACAATCATGACAATAAAGTTCATATAATCTAGGTAATCCTTTAAAATCTTTGTTTGTTATTCTATTCTGTGTACTATCTTTATCTATTACTTTTATACTTGTTGCCTCTGTTGTAGTATTATTTGACCCACATTTAGGACACATCATGCTATGCTGTAATATTACCTTGTTAGTTATTATAAATGTGAACATGAAACATAATAATATAGTTATAAACTTTTTCATTCTAACACCCTTCTTTCTTTTTTATAGCTTTAGCAAATTTTTTATAATTTTGTATGATATTTTTGAAATTCGTTATTATAAGGAACAAATACATTATGATATGTATTATAATTTATTTCATTATAAAAAGATACTATTCTATAAATCCAACCTCCTGCTACTCTTATAATACTGGTAGTTTTATTTAAACAAAATTCTTCATGTAATCCCATTTCATAAATATTTTTCATTATCTCCCCTTCCGTCTTATAATTATAGTATAACATATTTTTAAGCATATGTCAAGTATTATTTTAAAATAATTCAATATTAAGTAAAAATTTTGCCCCTACTGTGTTATATAAGTGATAACATTCTTATATTAAATATAATAACAACACCTATTCCAACTATTAATATCAATAATATTAACATAACATCTTCTAAATACATATTATACCTCCTCTTTATTTTTCCATATTGTATACCAGTCTTTATTTTTCTTAATATATTTATGAACACAAGTTGAAATTATATCTCTTAATTGTTGAGTATCTTTGTATTTTATAGCAATATCTCGCAATTCATTAGTAAATTCTGCTAGTATATGTTCTTTCATAACATTAATACTCCCTCTTTTATTTATCTTTTATAGTAATACCATTTATATGATCGATTTCATGCTGTAATGTTACAGATAACAATTTGTTTGCAAAAGTATCTATAAATCTAACTTTGTTGTCAAAGGTTTTTCCCTTAACCTTTATATATCTATATCTTTCAATTGTATTTTCATAATCTTTACAGCTTAGACAGGTTTCTTTACTTAACAATTTTGTTTTACTTCTTATAACTATTTCAGGATTTATAATATAATCCATTAGAGCAGTATTATTATTAATATTAATTCTTTTAAATACTACAATTCTTTTACTAATACCTATTTGGTTAGCAGATAATCCTATTCCATTAGATGTTTTATGTAAAACTATTTGCATATGATTAACTATTTTTAATAGTTCTTTATTAAACCCAGTTTCTCTTACATTATTACATGATTTTGATAGTATTTTATTAGGAAATTGTATTATTTCCGCACTTAATTCTTTCTTTTCCATTCTTTCCACCTCCATTTTTTACAGTCATTCTCCGTAAACCCTTGTTCAGCCTCATTCTAGGGTTATAGATTCAATCTATAATCATATAACCAGTATACGCCTGCTTTACAAGCCGATATTACCTGTTTTTACCACTTTTTAAATCTATAACAAACTATTTAGTATCAGTGCGGGTTCTAGCCTGATTTCTTAAAAAACACCTCTAAAAAAATCTATAACAAAAGAATCAATGACAGCAAGGGTTGTAGGTCGTTTTTTCTTATAATATTATATATATATTACCTTATAGACACCCCCCTTTACTATTTTACCTTCTATATCTATGGGGGTATGCCCTATATTGCTCTTTTTACCTAAATCAGCCTCTAGGTCAAGCCTATTCTAGTTATGTTGTTATAGATTGAAATTAGCTAAAAACAGCAAAATCGTTCTGTAACCCTTGCCTACACTCATTATGTTGTTATAGATTGCAATATTGCCAATTTCGGGCTGTAGCCCAGTATAGGCTTGGTTCTTGCGTTATAGTATAACCCTATAATCAGTATAGGCTTGACTTACAGCCCTGTTTTTTTTATGTAAAAGCCCATAAAACTATAATATTTTAATGTGATTTAGCTTTTTATTTATATTTTTGAAATTCTAAACATAATAACCTTAAAACACTATAATTTTTACCTATATATAAATTTATAGGGTGTTTTAAATAATATTCCCAATTATAGCTTGCTATCTGTAATCTTAACATAATTATTTACCCCTTTCATCTTTCTCTATTGATAATAACATTTCATCTTCAATCCATGCATCAAGTCCGAAACTTTCTTCATCTCTGTCTAATTTCTGTCTTTCTAACTCTTTTATGTCTTCTTCTATGCCAATATCATAATAATTCATTCTATTGCCTCCTATGTTCATTATATAGTACACTTGTTCTATTTTTATTTTTTTTAGCTGTGTTACTACTTGGCAAATAATAATGCTTTATAAGCTAGATATGGAGCTTTTAGAGTATTACCTAATCTCATAATATTTACAGTTACAAGTCCATATACATTTTTTATAAGCCATAGTATATTTCTTATTTCTACAATGTCCTTGTTTTGATGTATACTTGCATGTAACACAACTTTTAACTGTCTTAGTATTTATATTCATAATACTATTCCCCTTTCTTATGTATTTCTTAATAAAACAATAGTTTTTCCGACTAAAGAATCTATACCCTCTGTAAAATCTATATATTTTAAAGATTCTAAGTCATTTGCATATTCCACCCACTCACAACACATATCAATAACATCAAATTCCTTTATATCATTATCTTTATAGTGATTATATAACAATTTTAAGGCTTCTAAGCTGAAATTGTCTTCTCTGCCTACTTCTTTAAATGCTTTCTCGAATTTATTAAATGCTATTAATTTCTTCATTTAAGCCTCCTATTTATAGTTTATATCTTAATCGTCTTAGATAATTGATAACATAGTTTATTATCCTGTATTTTAATGTTGTTTTAATATACTCCTTAACATATATAGGATAAAAAGATTGCTGTCCTGCTCTATATTTAGCACCATTATACTCTTTATTTTCTACTAAAGTTTTCATTATATTCCCCTTTCCTATAATAATTTCATTTCTCCATTAATCTCAAGAGCAATACAATCTTGATTTAATTGTTTTTTAAGAATTTGACACAATATATTAATTGATACAGTATACCTCATAAGGATTTCTTCTGTTACTTTAATATTTATTAACAAAATATCATCTTCAATTATATTACCTTTATCATCTTTCCAATACCCAAAGCCCTCTGTTGTTGTTATACCACCAAACCAGTCAATTAATCTACCTATTGTATATTCAATAATATTATGTTTACCTTCTATTATAGGAACATATAATATAATTGTATTATCTAGTTTAATATTATCCATAATATAACCTTTCTTATATATTCTTATGTATTTTCTAATCTAACTATTTCTACCTCTAAATCATCTATTTCACTAATTATATTATCTAACTCATTTTCTAAATGTTTTTTTACTGCTTTTAAATCTTCTATCCTGTTTTCTAACATTTTAACATAATCCATAATTATTACCTCCTATACATTTTTATACCTTTCAAATATAGTTATAAGCCTATCGTCCATATTTAATACAATATATACATTGTGTTGTATTTCATAAAGCTTTCTTGTTTCGTCATTCTGTACATAAGTCTTGATATATCTATAATCTTCTAGTTGTCCGTGTCTTACAAGATCAAGAACTTCTTTCCGTCCCTTAAATCTGTCATGCATTTGTTGTAATGAATGAAGACTAAATTCTTTAATCATAGCTTAATCCTCCTCTTTATTTCCTTCACTCCTAGTATCAATTCCCTACATATACCACTAATATGATACAATACAGCAGACAAGTGCATAATACAGCCTATATGCAGTAATTCCCTTGCAATATGTTCATGATGTCTTTGTATAAGATATTTATATTCTTTCTCTATCATTGTATCTAGTTTTTTGATGTATCTTTCGGCGAGACTTAGTTTATTAAGGTTATTAGTTTGTTGTTTGTTATTTCTCATTATCTTATCCTCCTGTCAATCTAAGTATAGCATATAAGTGTTGCTTTGTCAAGTCTTTTGTTAAATTATTTTGGAATATTTAAGTCTATTATAAATAATACTATTAATACAAATGTTATACTATATGTTATAATATCTGCTATTAATCCTGTTATATATAACATAACAAATATCCTCGCTTTCTATATTTTAAATCTATACTTTAAATCTATTTCTATATTTTCTTGCAAATCTAATTGCTAATAATTCACTTTTATGTGTAGTATATAATGCTATAATTTCTTTTTCTGTATTAGCAGTTTCATAATTTTGTAATCTACTATAAAATCTATCACTATTTTTTTTATTATCTACTAAATGACAATATTCATGTAAATATTCAACTATTATATCTAGTTTATTATACCCTATCTTTTTAGATATACGTTTAACAACTTCTTTATTATAATTATTTGATACTCCTAAAAATATACAATTAGGGTCAGTTATTCTAAAATAACTATAATTTTGTAGTTTTAGTTCAATATATACATTATTTTGTTTAGCATGTTTATGAATTTCATCTATATATGAAGGTTTATGAAGTCTTTTTGCTCTTTCTTTTGTTGTAGATAGATATTTCATATTATTATCCCCTTTCTCTTTCTATTATAAGTATAGCATATTTATGCATGTTTGTCAAGCCAATTATTCATTATTCCTAGATAAGCTTCATCTATTAGATCCCTTACATAAGAAGGTATATCTAAGTTTGATTTACTTATGTCTGATATGTCCATATATACAATATCTTTGTTATTCTCATGTTGCAGGTCTACTTGTGTTTTTCCATCTAGTTCTTTGTAAACAATTACTCTCCATTTATCTTTCTCATTAATACATAATGCAAAACTCTTACTGTCTGATTCAGGATATTCTAACAGTAGATATTCCATATTATTGCTCCCCTCTTTGTCTATAATATAAGTATAGCATAATATTACACTCTTGTCAAGTAAATATGCAATGTTTTTTAAAGTATTTTACCTTATAATAATACAATATATATGTTGTATTTATCTATTATTATCTTCATTCTCCATGAAAAAACTATACTATTAATATAACATTCCCCTCTCTACATATATGTTGTTTTTAGGAGTTTTAAGCCCTCTTAGTATATATGTTGTTATAATATATGTTGCCTTATCTACATCTAAACTATACTTATGTTAGTTATACCTATGCTAATTATATAGATTATGTAGGTTATATACATTAGTTATATAGTAAATGGGTTCAGCATTTTACCTTATCTCTATCTCCAACACTAACATAATTATTATAAATCTAATGGTTATTAGGTGTAATTAGGTGTAATTGGATATAGTTATGGGTATTAGCAGGCAGAGGGCAAATTTTCAGGGGTGTTAGAAGTCGCATAAGTATGAGTTCGTGCAGTAGCAGGCAAGTATGGAGGCAACTATAACAGGAATGAGTTCCGCTTGTAACACTATGATACATCTATGTCCTGTGTTCTGCCCTGCCCTGTAATGTCATGGGGTCATACATATATATCTGGGCTTGAGAGCCTGCGAGTTTGCCCTGCTTAATGTTCACTATCCTATGAACATCACGTCATACTATACTATAATAATATACATCACAGCACATGTTATACTATCAGCCCGTGTCAGTACAAAAAATCCTATGGTACGGGGTATTAGGGATGATGTATATATAGTTAATTACATTATAGGTGGGTGTTGTCACCTCACTATTTAGCTATTACTTTTTTAAAAATACTCCAAAATTTTTCCCAGAATTTTTAGGAGTTAGGTGGTATATTGTCCTATAACATAACATTTTAAAGGTTTACATTATTTATTCCTGACATAGTATTTCTATGCCTACTTTGACTTATATATAAATATATAACTCTTTAAGGGTTATTATATAGGAGGAAAAATATTATGCCTCGTGTTCCAAGCCAAGAAAATATTTTAAGGAAGTATGAAATAAAGAAGCGACAAATACAGAATAAGATTATCAGTAATATGACCAATATTGTAGATGGTGCTTTAAAAATTATACGTGATTATAAGGATAATGTCGAAGGTATAAAAGCTGTTGATTTTAAGAGTGCAGTACATATATTAGAGAAATGGCTTCCTGACTTTAATAAATCTATAGATCTTAAAGATGACGAAAAAGATTTAGACAGTATGACAGTAGAGGAAGTTGATAAAGAATTGAAGGAGTTAATTGATGAAAGTAAATAAGAAAGCAGCTAAGGGTTTTGCTAGTTTATCTAAAGCTAAACAAAAACGTATAGTAAATTTGCTTTCTCAAAAAAAGAAACAAGTACTTAAAAAGAGAGCAGAAGATAGCTTTTATGTATTTGTTACGGAAGTAATAATAAATAATCGTATTAATGAGTATATTAAAAGTACTGATGAATATAAGATATATTGTGATAAACTTCAATATGGATGGGATGATGAAGTTAATGCTATAGAAATTAGATACCCTCGTGAATTTTTAAAATCAACAATAGGAACTATATATTATTCAATATGGAATATTTTATTAAATCCTAATATAAAAATACAGATAGATTCAATGACACGTTATTTATCATCTAAAAATTTTGTAAGTGTGATTAAAGAAATATTTGAACAAAATGTATTAATAAGAGAACTTTGGGGTGATTTTGTTAATGATACAAATTGGACAGCTTATGGGTTTCTAGTATCTAAAAATACTTTAAGAAAACAAGGTCAACATGAATATACAATATCTTCTGGTGGAGTAGATGCAGCATCAGCAGGAACTCATGTTGATATATGGATAATGGACGACCTTTACGATAAAGAAAATAGTTTAAATATAGATCAAGTAGAAAAGGTAGTTAGTTATTTTAAACGTAGCTTACCTATTATTGGAGGTAATAAAATACTTCTTATAGGTACATTATGGCATAAACGTGATTTACTTGAACGTATTGCTAATCCTATTACAGATGAAGATAAAGATTTATCTAGTTTATTTAAGGTAATAAGTAAAGGGTATATATATAAAGGTAAAAATATATGTCCTTCTCTTTATACACCAACTTATATTAAACGTACCAGTCTTGGTATGGGTGTAGTTCATTTTACTAGGCAGTATATGAATACTTGGAGTGATTCATTAGATAAACCATTTAAGCAAAGCTTATTTGATAGAAATAAAATGTGGTTTAATATAGATGAACTTCCAAAGAATCGTAATGTATTTATAGTAATTGATCCTGGATTTAGTGCCGAGAGTAAGAAAAGAAGAAGTCATACAGGTATTATAATATATGCAATATGCCCTAAAGGAATTTATTGGATTATTGAATGTATAAAAATAAAATTAGAGGTAGGTGCTTTAATTAATTATATGTTTAAAATATCTAGTAAATATAAACCTAAATGTATAGGTATTGAATCAGGTGCACAGCAATCAATATTACGACCTTTTATGCAGATGGCGTATAAAATACAAGGAAAAAGATTAAGAACATTTCCTTTAATGACTAGAAATAAAAGTAAATCAGATAGGATATTAGGTATATCACCTAGTTTAGAAGATAATATTAAATTATGTAGAAATACAAAGAATCATACTTCTAAGTGTGATGAACTGGTAACAGAATTAGTAGACTTTACACCTTATGTAACTGATTATGGTATTGACTTATTAGATGCTTTTCAGTATATAACACAATTAGTTAGAGTTCCTAAAGATATAGAACCAGAATCAGAAATGCCTAATTTCTTTGATGTACCTAAAGTAAATGAATATGACTTATTTAATGATTTCAGTTATGGAATAGAATAAGGAGATATAATTATGAGTGTAAAAAAGAATATTTTAGTAAAATATAGAGAAACACAATATCTTAATAAAGGTGATAAGGTGTTACCTATTAGATTAGGTAATATATATGCTGTAAGAGAAGAAAAAGGAAAACTTACTGATTATATAAAAGGTGATAGTATTGTATATCAGGATAGAGATATAGATAAAATATCTATTCACGAAGGTGAATATGATTTAATTGATTCTACATCAATAATAAGAAAGATGTAGTAATATCCTTAAAGGAGGATGTATCTATGAGTAAGAAAAAAAAGAATAGAAATTTAAAACATGTAATTAAAGTAGAAAAAGTGGTTGAGGAAAATGTAATTAAAGAAATGGGAGAAGAACAAATTGATAGAAAAATAGATAATGTAGAAGAACCAAAAATAGAAAATAAAGTAATACTACCAAAATATATAGGTTTTGGTGTAGATGAAAATAATAAACTTATACTAAAACATGTTAATGGTATTGATTCATTAGATGAAGCTTTATTACTTATTAATCGTTTAGCTGAATTTGCTAGAAGTCTTATACTTGATGAAAAGCTTAAAAAAGTAGATGTGTATTTAAAAGCTATTGTAAATCATTTAGATAATGGAGATAAATAATGAAGTTTACTATTCAAGTTGTAAATTCTAATTCTCGTAGTTATGAACTTGAATTTGAAAACTATACAAGAGAATGTAACAAAAATGGAACATATAATTTTTTCCTATATGATAACAGGGATAATGAAATAGGATCTATATTTGGTGTTACATTTGCTGTAATAACTTCTTATATAGAAAAAACAGAAAATACTAATGTAACAAAGGAACATTTAAAAAATTTACATTTAGATCCAATTAAATTTGATTGGGTAAATAATGCAATAACAAAAGATGGTTATAGCCTCAAAGCAGCTTTAAAGGCATTTGAAGAAGAAGGAGAAACATTCTAATGTCAATTAAAATAAAAAAACCTAAAAAAGAAAATAGAAAAGATATAGAAATAATACAATATGTAGAAGATTTCTTTTCTGAATATACTGAACAAAAAACAGAGATTGAAAAAAGATGGTTTTTATATTTAGCCTTTTATTCAAGTAAGCAATGGGTTAGGTGGAATGAAGATTCTTCTGGTTTATTTACACCACGTTCACAAGTTAATGGTAGAGAGTATTTATCTTATAATAAAATTAAACCTTATATAAAAGAACAAGTTGCATTGTTAAATTCTACAACACCATTGTTTGAAGTTATACCAGAAAATAGTGAAAAAAAAGCATTAGATGATGCTGATATATGTTCTAAGTTAATACCTTTTATAGATAAGAAAACAAAAAATGGGCTTAAAAATATTAAGTTAGATAATTGGGTATTAGTATTTGGATCTGCATATAAAATGATTACTTGGAATGAAAAAAAAGGTAAAGTTAAGAAAGATGGTACTTATGAAGGAGATCTTTTTGTAGAAATACTTTCACCATTTAATATAGTTAAACCATCTTTAAATGTTGATTTAGAAGATAATGATAAATTAATGTTACTTAAATATAGATCATTGTCATGGATATTAAATAAGTTCCCAAAAGTAAAAGAAAAAGATTTATTAGATAAAGGCGGTAAAGAAATATCAGGTGTATTTAAAAGAGTAGATAGTATGCTTAATCAAAATAGACTTGAAGAAAATACAATGGATGAAGAAATTAAATATAGGAAGAAACCTATATTAGTTAAATACCTATTTGAAAAACCAAATACAAAATTTCCTAAAGGTAGAACACTTATACTTGCGAATAGAGTATTACTTAACGGTGAAAACGATCCACTTCCTTATAATTTTATGCAACAAGATGGAACATGGAATATAATAGAATATAAGTATAATTATGACGAATACCAATATAAGTATTGTTCTAGTGTAGTAGAAGATATGATGGATGCACAGAAAAATTTTAATATAATGAATTGCCTCCTTCTTGAAAATTTACAAGCTACAGCTAAAAATAAATTATTTTATAATGAAGATCTAATAATTAATAAAAAAGATCTTGAACCAGGAGATAATATTGCTGTACCATATTCTTATACAGGAGTAGAAAAAGCAGGACAAACACCTGCATATTATTTGTCAGGTAATCCTATGAACTCTGATGTATTAAATGCTAGTAAAATAGCTGATGAACAGATGCAAACTGCATCAGGAACTAATGAAGCTTTATTAGGTAAGAATCCACCTAATGTTAGATCTACTTCACATCTTATGTTTATGGTAGAACAATCAACAAAACGTATGGGTATATATGCACAACTTAAAGAAGTTAATGAAGCAGAGTTTTATGAAAAAGCTTTAAAACTTATGAAACAATTTTATAGTAATGATAGATTAGTAGAATTAGTAGGTAAAGATGAAGTAATTAGTGTAGATAAGTTTAAGAAAGAAAAGATTGCTTTTAGTTCTGTAAAAGTTATTAAAGGAAGTTCAGCACCTATGTCTAAAGCACTTCAAACAGAACAACTTGTAACATTAGCTCAAACACTTGCTCCTGTTGGTGCTTTCCCTATGGAACTATTACCAACAGTATTAAGTAATTTAGGCTATAATGATATAAAGAGGTTTCAACAAAAGTTTGATATAGATACAAAGAACTCTGTAAGAGAGAATGGATTAATAGAACAAGGCTTACCTGTAGAACTCAATCCATTTGAAAAGATGGATGTTCATTTATTAGAACATAAAAACGAATATATAACTGAATCTTTTAGTCAGATTAAAGATTTACCTATGGAAGCTCCTGTAGTAATAGGTGTAGACCCACAGACAGGACAACCTATAGAACAAGAAATGACTAGAGGACAATACATGATGATGCATATTCAGCAAACAGCACAAGCTTATGCAGCACAGGTACAACAAAGGTTTATGCAAATGCAGCAAGGACAAATACAACAACAGCAAGGACAAGCACCACAACAGTAACTATTAAGTTGGTTAGAGGTTTCCGTTCTTTCCCTCTTAACTGATTTTAATAAAAGACCAAGCCCCTGCTAATCTAAGATGATTGGCAGGGCGAGCAGTCGAAAAGGAGGCAGTAAAATATGGAAGAAGTAAAAAAAGAAAGTATTATTCAGGAAAAGTTTAGTTATGGGTTGGAAGATAACAAAGAAGAATTTAAAACTGCTGATTTTATTAAAGGAGTGGAATCAGGAAAATATGTGATAATGACTAATGAGGAATACACTAAAAATAATCAAACATTAAACTATGTTTATGAAACTATTAAAAAAGCAGATAGTAATAAACCAGGTTATTGGGAGGCTACTGTAAAAGTAGCAGACAATGAAACTATAGAAGAAGATAATGAAAACAATAAAGAAAATATTATAGAAGGAGAAAATATAATGAGTGAAGAAAAAAAGAATGAAACAGTAGAAAGTGATTTATTAAAGTTAGTTAAAGATTTAACTGATAAAGTTAATGTACTAACACAAAATACTCAAGATAAAGATTTAATCGCATTTAGAGATAAAGTAAAAAGTAAATGTGCAGTTGATAATGTAGATGAGGAATATGCAATATATCTTTTATCTACAGGTAAGGCTAAGAATTTAGATGAAGCAATTAAGATAACTAAAGAAAAATTTAAAGCAGACGAGAGTGCTGCTGAAACTGATGAAGAAAAAACTGCAAGAGAAGCAAAAGAAAAGAAAGAAGCGGAAGAAAAAAACGGAAAAGAAGGTACGGAAAAGACAGAAGAAGAAAAAGCTAAGGAAGTGCAGGATTTATTATCAGGAGAAGAAGTTCCTGTAGAAACTAAACCTGCTAATGAAGAAGAAAAAATAAAAGTGGATTATAAAGATGATAACAGTATAAGAAACTCTGCTGTTAAAATATTAGATAATCTACGATCAAAAAATAAATAGGAGGAAAATAAAATGGGTATTTCATTATCAGATTTACAACATGTAACTTTAGAAGAATATCCTTTAGATGTTATAGAAAGTTCTGTTCCTTCATCTATGAAATTAACACAATATATGAAGAAGGAATTTGCAGAACTTGACGTAACTGGAAGGAATAGATACGCTTATATTCCATTTAAGTTTGCAACAAATATGGGTGTAACTATGAATACAGGAGCATTTCCTGCTTCTGGTAAATCTCAATACCAAAGACAAACTATAGACTGTAATTCATGTGTTAGATTGTCTACAGAAGTTGATGATGTTACATTGCAATCAGATTCTTTAATTGGAGATATTATGGTTCAATTAAAAGAAGAAATTGTAGATGTATATCCTAGAATTATCAATACATTATTTGCAGGAGATAGATATGGAGCATTAGCAAAGTATACTGCTGCTGTAGTTGGTTCTGATGATCAAATTGTTGATGAAACTTCTAGGTTAGAAAGAGGGATGAGAATATTAACATCTAGTTCTAATACACAATTAACTCAATCTCAAGGGAGCGATTTATCATCTGGTTTATCTGGATCTAGTTGTTTTACTGTTGGAGCTATCAATAGTGATGTTAAATTTACATTAAAAGATGCTGATAACAGTTCAGATCAAACAGATGATGTAGCTAGTGGCAGAAGATTATTTCTTGATGGTGTTCTTCATGCATCAGGATCTTATGCTTTTAACACTCTTGAAAATATCATTGATAGTGCTAATGATTATACAGATTCTTCTTATGGTGGCGATGATGCTATTAATACAACTCTTTATGGTTTAACAAGATCTTCTTATGATATTCTTAATTGTAAAGTTGAACATAATGATAATACTGCTGTACCATACCGAGAAAAAATACTTCGTAAATTGTTAAACAACATAGAAAAGAAATATGCAGGAGCAGTTAAAGTATTGTGTCTTAATTATGAAGTAGAAGATGCAATCATAGCAGCTCAAAAATCAGATAGAATCATCATAGCTGATTATTTTACCAGAACTCCAATGGGTGATGAAGTACCTGCATACTTTTATCGTGATAGAAAAATTCCTTTGTTAATAGATGAAAAATTACGTAAGGGAAATATCTGGGCATTAAACACAGATAAATGGTATATGATTACTGGTAGAAATGATGGATGGGAAAATATGAATGGATCTATGTGGAAATTAAAACCATCTAGTTCTGGTGGATTTGATCCTAAGTATATTGCATACTTCACAAAATGGATTCAATTTGCTTGCCCTGCTGTAGATCAGAACGGTGTTTATAGAGATATAGCAGTAGTATAGCACAAAATATACGTAGTTATATATTGGGGGGCTTGTCCCCCTTCTATATAATGAGGGTGGTTGGTAGGAGAAAAGGAGAACAATATTATGAAAATTAATGAAGCTTTTTTAAGAGAGAAATTGTTCAGTAATAGGAATATTCCAGGTAGAGTTAATTTAGTATTTGAACCTAATAATACACATTTAGCTGTTGCTTTCAAAGAAGCTCTAAAAACTAGCTATGGTGGAGATATAAAAATCTTTGAAGACATTGATACAGCTCATAACAACTGTGAAGCTGGTAGAGGTGATGCTGTTATTATTATGCCTGGTCATTATGCACCTTCTGCTTCTATAGCTTTAGATACACAAAGTGTATTACTATTAGGGTACTCTACTGATGGTAGAGGATCTGATGTATCTATTACTGGTGCTTCTGGTGAAGATGAAATAGTAAATATATCTGCTAACAAAGTACATATTGATGGTATTAGATTTAATTGCTATGCTGGTAAAAATGGTGTAGTAGTTGCTGAAGCTGTTAATAGTTATCATAGCTCAGTAAAAAATTGTAGGTTTGTTAGTGGAGCTATTCAATTGTTATCTTCTAACGCAGGTGATGCAGTTGGACTAAATGTAGATAATTGTAGGTTTATAGCTGCTACAACTTCTGCACTTAAAATTGATGCTACTGATTCAGTTGTAGAAAATTGTATTCTTAGTGCTAGGAATGCAACAACTGTAGCTTTAATAGATTATTCTAAAGGTGCAGCTAATACTAGACCTAACCAATTATTTAAAGATTCTACAATACTTGGTACAGATACCGCAGCTATAGGACTTAAAATCAATGCTACTGCTGCTGGTTTAGTTTGTGCAAAAGATGTTGATATATTCTGTTGTACAGATCATTTAAGTACTTCTAATGGAGAGCTTATTAGAGTATATAGTGAAGCATCAGGTGGATCAAAAATAACATCATAGAATATAGCTTATTACTGACCTTAAAATGGAGGGGGTTGGTCGACCCCTCCCATATATAAACTTAAAGGAGTTTAATATGTATAAGTATTTACCAAATTTAGATAAATTTATAGATGAAGGAACAAATAGTATAGATAAAAAATTGGCTAAAGAATATCCAGGAGCTATAATTGCTAGGGTTATACATACTCCTAGATGTATAGTATTTAATAAAGATGAACGTGAGTATTATAATACAAGTGTAGAAATTGATTATAGAGAATTGACTATTGATAAATTATTAAGTGAAATGAGAAAAAGAGATATTAGATATAATAAAGAATTAAGAAACGAATTTAGAAAAAATAAGGTACATAGACTTAGGGAAGAAGCAGTTGCTAAAAAGAAAAAAGATACAGAAGAATATAGATATCAAATTAATCAAGTATATAAAGCAATTAATGGGTGGTGGATTCCTATTAATGGTAAAATGACATATAGATCAGCATTATCTTAAATAAATATAAAAGGATTATATTATGACAAGTGCAGAAATATTAACTTTTACTAAAAACTTAGGAGGCATAGGAGATGATGATGCTTTTGATGATACTAAATTATATCAATATATATCATTATCTCAAGAGGAAATATTTGCTGAAATAGTAGAAAAGAATTTAGGGTTTTTTGAAACTACAGGTAATATAAGTTTAGAAGCAGATACTCAGGAATATAATTTACCTAAAGGAATATACATGAATAAATTAGTATGTATAGAATATAATGGTAATCTAATTACAAATAGTGTTTATGAAAAGTATAAATTATTTCCTATTGATAAAAGTGAAAGAGGAAATCTTAATAATGGTATGTTAGTAGAACCTGGTAGTCCTGTTAGTGTAGATGGATATTATACTAAACTTAGATTTTATCTTACAGGAAATAAAATAGGATTTGTTCCTGTACCTAAGACTACAGAAGCTAATAAAATTATAGTAACTTTTATAACAGAGCCTAGTGATATAGCTTCTGATGCCCAGCCTATTGTACCTAAAGCCTTTCATAAATTAGTAGCTGTTAGAGCTATTATGTTTGCACTTGGTATTCAAGATAATGATGATATTAATAATATAGCAATTATGTATAGACAATTACGAGGTAGATTATTTAAAACACTAAATGATACTACTTTACAAAATGTTACTTATTTAAAATATGAGAAAAGATAAAAAGGAGATATAGAGATGATTAAACATGGGATGATATATGATGGTAGTGTAGATGGAGTAATTGCAGCTAGTGCTGTTATTACTAGGTATTTACCTTTTGATAATAGTGATGGTAATATATCTTTGTTTGTAGATAATTTAGATTCTACAGACGTAGTAGTAACTTTCGAAATTGGATATATTAATCAGGCAGATATTACAGGAACATCTAAGGCTAGTGATTATACTTATGTAACTCCAAGACCAGGTGGTACTATTACATGGACTGATGCTACTACTACTATTACAGCAAATGACGAGTTACATGCGGATCTAACTATAGATCCTTGTAAATATGTAAAATTTATTATAACAAATAATGATGCAGTAAATGATGCTATTATAAATCTATCTTTTGCTTATGCAGAAGATAATTAGAAAGAAGGTTAATAATGATTATAGACATAATAAAAATATTATTCTATTTATTTATATCCTTTACTCTGTTACCTTCTTCTGTATATGCAGGTCATGGAGAAACTAGAAGGGCAATTGAAAGAGCATTAGCAATACCTGGAATTATAGATCCAGAAGGTTTAGCAGATGATGATTTTGGTGATTTTACTGTTTCTAGTGGTTTAGCTACTTTAGATACAGGAACAGTAGCAGGTAATGAATTAGCTTCTACAGCAGTAACAGCAGGAAGTTATGTATTTTCATCTATTACAGTAGATGGAGATGGAAGAATAACATCAGCTTCTAATGGAAGTGAAGTTGATGGATCAGTTACTAATGAAATCAATACAATAACTTGTCCTGATACAGAGGTAACAGCAGGATTAAGTATTACTTTTGCTGATACTGGAATTATGACAATTACAGAAAGTTCTGACACAATAACATTTGATGCAACAGAAGTTGATGGTTCTACTTCTAATGAATTTAATACAATACAAGGGGATAGTAATACACCAACAACAGGACTTGCAATTAGTATTGATGGTTCTGGTATAACAACTACTGCTGTAAGTGGTGATATTTTAACAGTAACTTCTACAGAGGCAGATACTTTAGGTACAGTTGTAGGTAGAGGTTCGGATGCTGGTAGTGTAATATCTGTTAGTACGCCTACATCTGATTTACATGCAGCTACCAAAGCTTATGTAGATGATGCTATAGGTTTTCAATTTGATTATTATTTTAATAATACTACTTCTGATATTGGTGGTATTTACTATGATATGACAGATAGTGATTTAGGGGGTGCAGAAACAACAGATATAGAAGTAACAGGTTTAACTGCTACAACAGATGACCAAGCATTATTTAATTTTGCTACTACATCAGGAAATCCAGGAATAACATCATTAATAGCAGGTATATATACAATACATGCAGATATAGAAAAAACAAGTGGGAATAGTAGTGCTGTTGTATATGTAGAATTATATAAAAGAACAACTGCACCAGCAGAAACATTATTAGGAACTTCTGAAATATGTGAAGAAATAACAAGTAAAGAATGTATTATATTTCACATGACTTTAGCTTCTGATATAACTTTAACAAGTACTGATAGATTAATACTTAAATTTTATGCAAATATTGGTTCAGGTAGTGGAGCAAATGTTGAATTATATGCAGAAGGTAATTCAGATTCTAGTTTTACTTTTAGAGTAGGTTCATCTATTTTAAGTGATATATTTTATAGACAAGATGATGCTACAGTAGTAACAAATGCAGCAGAATGTACTACTTTAACTGGTACAGGATTAAGTATAACTACAGGTACTCTTAATGCAGCAGATACAAGTGCTACTAATGAAATAAATACAATAACAGGAGGAGATACAAATACAACTTCTGGGTTATCTATAACATTTGCAGATGCAGGTATTTTGGCAAGTACAGTATCAGGAGATATTGTAACATTAACAGCTACAGAAGTAGATGGAAGTATTACAAATGAGTTAAATATTATAACATGTCCTGATTCCAATGCTACAGAAGGAACTGCTATAACTTTAGCAGATACAGGTATAATGACTATAACAGAAAGTGCTGATACTATTACTTTTGATGCTACAGAAGCCCAATTACTTTTTAAAACTATAGCAACTGATGGAACAAGTGCAGTAGCAGATACTATTACAGATACTCTTACTTTAAGTGGTAGTGGTATAGTAACAACTTCTGAATCAGCAGATACAATAACTATAACAGGTACAGAAGCTCAAACATTAGATGCAGTATGTGCTTTAGGTGCAAGTATATCAGATGATGTATTAGTAGATTTAAGTTCTATTAATATGTCAGATAATGCAGAAGGGTTAATATTACCTCAAGCAAATGATGTTAGTGCAAGTACAGCAGAAGGTCAAATATCATGGGATGTTGATGATGATAAATTATATGTAGGAGATGGTGCAGCAGTAGTAGAAATAGGAGCAGGTGGTGCAGGTGATATGGTATTAGCAAATATTCAAAGTGTAACAGGATTAAAAACATTTGATCCTAGTAAGTTTGCTATGAAAGGTACTTCTACAGGAATAACTACAGTAGCAACAGCTAATACATCAGGTACAGATTATATAGCAACACTTCAAGCAGCAACAGGTACAATAGCTTATTCAGCAGATATTACAGGTACTAATTCTGGTACTAATACAGGTGATAATACAGTTGCAACAAGTGGAGATTCTGCAACTGATTTCTTTGGTGAAGGTGAAATAATTGATGCACGAATAAGTGATACATTAACTTCAAGTTCTTGTACAGGTGAATCTGCTACTGTAGCTAATGCAACCTTTACTACTGCACTTACTGTAGATACAGGAACACTAACTCTAACCGCAGCAGGAGCAAATAATTCAGTAGTAACTATAGGAGCAGGTGCAGTAACATTATCGGGTTCCAATACAGGAGATAGTTCAGGACATTCAGCATTAGCTACATTAGATTCACCAACATTTACTACACAGGTAACTATACCAATAGCTCTTACAGGCGTTGTTAGAGCAGATTCAGGCGTATTATCAATAGATGGTGATGTAACTGATATAGTAGATAATATTGCAATAAGTGCATTAGCAGATGGAACAGATGGTCAATTAATTACTTGGGATACAAATGCAGCACCAGCAGTAGTAGCAGTAGGAACAGAGGGTCATGTTCTTACTTCTGGTGGTACAGGAGTAGCTCCAACATTTCAAGCAGCAGCAGGTGGTGTAACACCATCAGGAAGTAATAATCAATTAATAACTGATGATGGTTCAAGTGATATAGTAAGTGAACCTAATCTTACATTTGATGGTACTACTTTAGCAATAACAGGTAATGTAACAGCTACCGCACAAGTTTCTGCAAGAGCTTATGCAGCAATAGATCAGGATGATTTAACAAATGCACAAGAGATAACAGTAGTACTTGGTACAGAAGATTACGATATAGGTACTAATTTTGCAAGTAATACTTTTACTGTACCTATCACAGGAATATATATAGTAAATGGTGCAATTAGATATGAAGGTACTGATTTAATTGCAGATAAAAGATATGGTGCTAATATAGCTGTAAATGGGACACCAATAACATATAATTATGAACAATCATCTATAACAGCTATACCATTAACCGTAAGTGTTTGTACAATTAGACATCTTACTGCTAATGATACTGTAACATTAGAAGCTTATCAAGAATCAGGTGGAAACACTATAGATATAGATTTAGGTACTGCATATACTTATTTAGAAATACATAAAGTAATATAAGGAGGTACTATGAAAATAATTAATATAGAAATTTCAGATGTAGATGTTAAAGTACTAGAAACAGAAATAAAAAATATTAAAATATGGATATTATCAGCACTTGGAGGTAAAATAAGTAATATAAGGGGTAAATTAATAAAACAATTAGTTCCAGAATTATCTATTGAAGATAAAGATAATCTAATATTAAATGCTACTTTAAAAACAGCAATAGAAAAAGAAGCAGAAAGAAAAATATAATATAAATTAAATAATAATTAAGTAAGGAGAATAATGTAATGAACATATTAATTTCAAGTGTTGTAATAGTGTCATCTTTAATTAATTTAGCATTACCTATAACATTACCAAATATTAAACACTTATTTAAAGATAGACAAGTAAAACAAGAAATAGTAAAAGAATGTTTACTTTCTCAAAGTATAAATGAATCTAAATATTTTAATAGGTGTTCATAATGGAACATAAATCTAAAGTACAAGAATTTAGAGAAGAAGTAATAGATAGACTTGCTAGAATAGAAACTAAATTACATATTCAATGGTGGGTTTTATCTATAATTATTATTGCATTAGCAAGTACGACAATTAAAGAAATTATTGCAGAGGTAATGTAATGTCTAAACAACTTATACCTAAATGGTTTGTAAATAATATAGGAGGCTGGGTTAAAACTAACCTTATAGCTCAACCTCTTAATTCTTCAAGGGAAATGTTAGATTGTAGAACTCTTGAAACAGGTGAAATAGCAAAACGATTAGGTGATACTTATGTAGGAGGTGTAAACTCTGAATCAGCAGGATATAGAGGATTATATCAATTTATGGATTCTGATGGTATTTTTAGACAAGTTGCTTTAGCAGGTACTAATATATTGAATTTAGATTTAAGTGATGGAGGTTTAACGTCTTTATATGCTTCTTTAACTGATGATGATGGTAGATTATATGACTTTACTCAATATGACCATAGAGTTATAATGGCACAAGAAGATGAAAACGTAAGATCTTGGAATGGTACAGATACAGTAACAACAAAGATTCAAGATATTACACAGAAATCAGCATTAACTGGAACTATTACATTTGCTGCAAGCACAGCAGTTACAGGTTCAGGTACAGCTTTTGAATCTGAATTAGAAGTAGGAGATTATATTTCTAAAACTGGCAGTGATGGATTCTGGCTTGAAGTTTCAGCTATTGCTTCTGATACAGCTTTAACTTTAAGAAAAACTTATACAGGTGGTGCAGGAGCAGGTGGATCAGGAACAAGTTATGTATCAGGTGATTGGGGCAAAGCAAGTCTTGTTATAAATTTTGAAAATCACTTATTATGTTTTGATACCTATTCTACAAGAGATGGTGAAAGACGTAGAAATCAGATGGCATATTCTTATTTAAACCAACCTTTTAACTTCCCTGCTAATAGTGTACATGAATTTAGAAAAGCAGGTACTATATTAGGAGCATTTACTACAAAAGAATTTTTATATGTAATTACAGATGTTCAATTATATAGAGTATCTCCTACAGGTGATCCAGTTGCTCCATTTTATGTAGATGAAGCAGATATATCTATTAATACAGATGGAGGTAGATCTGTACAAGTAGTACCTTCTGCTGTTTATAATAAAAAAATAGCGGTATGGATGGACACAAAAGGAATACATGTATTTGATGGTAATGAAGTTAATAATATAACAGACAAAAGACTTAAAGAAGAAGTGTTAAAATTATCAGCTAATAGAGGTGTTAAAATAACTTCAATGGTTAATAGTGAGTTTGGGGAAGTATGGTTTTTTGTATCGAAATTAAATCAAACAAAACATAATGCTGTATGGGTATATAATTATAATACTGATGCTATATATCCTTTTACTGGTAACTGGAATTGTGGATATGAAATAGATTTTTCACAAGTAAATACTACTGAAAAATTATACCCAGTTACAGGTGATTATAATGGTTACATAACAAGACAAAATGATGGAGCTACTTATCAAAGAGGTACCATAAATTTTAAATATTTAACACCATTATATGATCTTGGAGATCCAGCATTATATAAAACATTTAGAGAACTATTAACTATAGTTAAAGCTACAGGTGATGTAGATATTACTTTAAAATATAGAAACGCTTTTAGTACATCTTGGAAATCCCTTACAGATATAAACTGTCAAGATACAGCAGAATCTACATTTCCTGCTACATTTCCAATAACTTTTGCAGATGAAAATTCAAATCTTAGTGTAAAAACTAAATTTCAATCTTCTGCAAATGTAAGAATACAGTTTATGTTTTCTAATAGAAAAGATGGAGATGAAATTGTAATACCAGGTTGGGGAATATTTTTTAGACCGAAGAAAAATTATAAAAGAGGTTAATAATGCAAATAGGAAAACCAAATTTTTCTGATATACAAGGATGTAGAAGATGGTTATTGAAATTATATAGTGCATTGTTTTCAGGAAAAATAGATTTTAGAGATGGTAATAACTCTATAACTGATGGTAATAATTCAGTTAATATTAAAGGTCAGTGGCAAGTAATTACAGATACAGGAAGTGCTAATACAGAATTTTCAGTATCGCATACATTAGGTCAAACACCATTAGGTATTATACAAATATATTCAGATAAAGCAGGGATAGTTTATGATAGTGGGACAGCATGGACAGATACTACTATATATTTAAAATATCCTTCTGCTAATTCAAGTATTAAGATTTTACTAATATAAAGGAGATTTAATATGAAATCATTAAAACTATTATTACTTACAATTATTTTACCTTTGTTATTTTTATCTAATGTATTTGCAGTAGAAACTACATTACCAAGTAGAGCAGAAGGAGAATATGCTACAGGTGATGCAATAACAGCAGATCAATATAATACTGATATGAATACTATAGAAGTTATATTAGAATCTCTTGTATTAGCAGATATTAATGATATTACTTCTACTTATTCTGAGTTAAATATATTTGCTGGTGCAGGTATAAGTGCTACGGAAATAGGTTATCTTAATGGTAGTTTATTAGGTACTGTTGTTGCAAGTAAGCTTATAGCAGTAGATTCTAATAAAAATATAACAGGATTTGGTACTATTGGTGCTACAGGGATTATAACAGGTGGTGGTTTTACAATAGGTAGTGCAGCTATAAATGAAACTGAACTAGAATATTTAGATGCTCCAACTAAAGGTACTGGTATAGCTAATAAAGTTATAGTATTAGATGCCAATAAAGATTTTGATTTTGATGGTGGAGATTTAACAGTATATGATTTAACAGTAGAAGGTAGTGTTACAGGAGGTAGTACTTCTGATAATAAAGTTAAAGTAAGTTCTAATGATACAACTGCTAATTATTTATTTGATAAAACAGCAGAAGGTGAAGGTATAGATTTAACTGAAACAAGTGATGGTAGTGATGAAGATTTAACTATATCATGTGAAGATGCTACAAGTGCTAATAAAGGTATAGCAAAATTTAATACTTCTAACTTTGCTGTTTCATCAGGAGAAGTAATAGTAAAAAATGATGGGATAGCAGCAGAAGAAATTAATGGACTTACTGGATCAGGAGCAGTAGATAGTGATAATGTACCAGAAGGTTCAGCAAATCTTTATCAAGATGATGAAGTTACTAACTGGATAGACAATGTTACTCTTGGTTCTAGTGGAGCTTTAACAATTCCTACAGGACAAGATTTTAAAGTAGGTACTGTTCAATGGGACAGTGGAGATGATATTGATGGAGAAGTAATAGCAGATAATACCATAGATGAAGATAGTATAGATTGGGGTACTGGAACAGATCAAGTATCTACTGATGATGTAATAGAAGGATCTACTAATAAATACATAGGTTCTATGATAAGTGTTAATGTTTATACTGCTGTTGATGTAGCAATAGATGCAGAACAACAAGTAATTACTTTTACAGAAAATTGGGATACAGGTGATGATTTTGCTTCTGATGCTTTTGTAGCACCAACTGATGGTAAATATTTATTTATTTTAAAAATGAATATAAAAACTGGTGGTGGAACTAATACAGCAGATGGTTTATTTACCTCAAAATTTAAAATAGGAGCAGGTAGTACGAATGAACATATTACATGTATGTCAACAGAAGGAATTAATTTAGGTACTACCTCTTATATACATACTACAATTTTAAATTTAACTGCTACTGATTCAGTAACTTTTTTCTTAGCAGAAGCTAGTAGTGATTTTAATATTGCAGCAGATCGTTATGAAATAACAATACAACAATTAAGTTAGGAGATATATATATATATGATTGTAGATAATAGAATTGATAAAACTAATAAAATCAAAACTATAGAAAAATTAATACAGTTTTTATTTAAACATAAATCTAAATGGTTATATGGAATGGATGATTTCGATATAAGAATGTTATTTATAGCTAAAGAAACTAAATATGATTGGTTAGAAAAAGATGGAAATATAACTACAGTAATTATGTATCAAGTATATAAAAAACAAGCTCATGCTTATTATTGTGGAGCAAATGGAAATTATAGCAATTTAAGAAAACTTATTAAAAAAATAGCAACTAAAGAAGGTATAAATATGTTTAGTTGGATAAATCCTAAATCTAAGTTTAAAGTAATGGAGGTATAATATGGGGGTTTTTAATTTAATAATTAAGATTTTGTTTAATGTACATCTACTACCTTATATATGTAAGTTTGGAGGTGCTATTGGAGGCATAGTTAGCGGTGTTGTAGGTTCTGTAGCTGGTAGTGCAGTCAGTAGTATATTTGGAGGTGGAGGAAGTAGTGGCGGAGGAGGTGGAGGTGGAGCAGCACTTCCTGAAACTTCTGCTGAATTAAAAGATCTTCAATCAAGATTAGCAAATCTTGGTATAGGTATTACAGATCTTATACCTAAAGAAAGATTTGAACAGATGATGGCAGATATACCTCTTGAAGAAACACAATTACCTACTGATTTTACAGCTAAATATGTAGATACAGGAATAGGTAGAGCTACAACTCCTATAGATTTAGAAACTTTAAAATTAGATCCTTCTATATATGAAACTCAAATAGGAGAAGATATATTAGGTAGATTAGGATATGGTAGAGATATAGATATAGCAAGAACAGAAACAGAACAAGCAGGATTAGGTTCTATACAAGAACAAATAGATGCTGGTGCTGGTAGAGCTGCTGGATATGATCCTGCGGAAGCATCTGCTTTACAACAATTACAATCTATTATATCAGGTACAGGAATGACACCAGAAGAGTTAACAGCAGAAACTCAATATAGAGAACAACTATCAGGTGCAAGACAAGATGAATTTTCTGAAATGCTTGCTAAGATTCAATATGCAGGTCAACAAAAAGGTTTAACAACAGGAGGTACACAAGAATTAAGTGAAAGACTTGCAGAAGATTATTCTAAAGTAATAGGACAAGAAGAATCGGCATTTAATCTTCAAAGACTTAAAGAACTTGAAGGAAGAAAACAACAAGCAATGGCATCATTAGTAGGTTATGGCGGTTTAGAATCTCAAAAACAACAACTATATCAACAATTACCTACATCTGCATTAGCAGCAGGTCAATTAGGAGAAACTGCCTATACTAATTTAATGGCAGGTGGATTAGATATAACTAAATTAGCAGCAGCAAGAGAAGAAGCTAATATAGCAAGACGTGCAGAAGAATTAAATATGAGAAGAAATTTAGAATTACAATCAGGAGCATTAATAGCAGATATTGAAAGTGGAAATATAGGTAGAAAATTAACAGAATTAGAAGCAAGACAAAATAGACCTATTGGTGCTATGAGTATTCCTATGAATGTAGCAGCACAACAAGGACAACAATATGCTGCATCACTTTCACCTTATGCAAGTTTAGCAGCAGCACAAATGCAACAACCAACAGGTGGAGCAATGGCTGGATATATGGGTGGAGCAGTAACACAAGGATTAGGTAATTTATTTAGTGGAGGTGGAGGTGGGGGTGCATCTACAACACCTTATGCAGCATTACCTAGCTTATCATATCAAGCACCTAGTTCAGCAGGTATGTATCAAAATTGGGCAGGAGGTGCTTTCTAATGGCTAAAAGCGGAAGATATTGGGATGAAATGTTTCAAGGCTTACGAGCTTACGAAGAAGATCAATTAAATAAACAGAAAGCAGCACAGCAAAATAAATACTATGATATTCTTTCTCGTAAAGCTATGCAAGAAGAACAACAAATGAAATTTAAGCAAAAGGAACAGATAGAAAAAGCTAAGAGAGAAGAAGTTAGTAATAAACTTTGGAAAGAATATATAAATAAACTTAATACACTCGAACTAAAATCTCAAGAAGAAAATGATAAAAGAGATAGATTAAAGAAAGCAGCTTTAAAACTAGATAAAACTAATATTCCTAGTTATATTAAAGTTGCTATAACTAATCAAGCAGAACAGATGGAAAAAACTGGATTAAATCTCGAAGAAGAACAAAAGAAATTATTAGATCAATACCTTATGAAAACACAACCTTTAGAGTATTATAAAGCAAAGGCTAAGGAAAAACCCGACAAAACAGAATTAGATGCTATAAACTTATTAGCAAAAGAAGTAGGTTTAAAGAAAACAGAACAACAAGCCAAAAAAATAGAAGAAGCTATTAAAAATATTTCTGTAAGTAATCTTGTTCGTGGTGCTACAATAGCAGCAGCAGCAGGTGATAAAGAATCAGTAAAAAAATTCTCCGAGTTATTAAATCAGAAATTGTTAGTAACTCCTGATGCAGATAAGGCAGAAGTTATTGATGACTTAAAGAAGGCTAAAGAGCAAGATGATAAAGGTGTTATGGATAAGTTATTTGAAACTATAAAGAACTTAGGTAAAAATGTATTTACTAAAGGTTTTTCATCTATTAAAGATATGTTAAGTGATTAATAATTATTACATAGGAGTATATAATGGCTGACTTTAATATGTTTAATACAATGGAAGATAAAAATAGAAATAATATAGATGATGAAAAGGAAACTAGAGTAGGTGTTGATAACTCTATTCTTAATTGGATAAGAGAAAAGAAAAATACATTTACTCAAGAGTTTCCTAAATTATCTAGGTCTATTGGTAAAACATTCTTACCTATTACTACTGTAGCTCCTGGCTTTATACAAAAGAAGCCATTTGAAACTGGACTTATTTCTGGTTTAATAGAAGATGCTTCTTTTAATACATTACCTGCAAGTGTTATTGAAGAATATGCAGGTGAAAAATTACAAAGAGAATCACAAGATTATAAAGAAGGTAAACTTGTAGGTTCTATAATGGGTACTATGGCAGCATTTAAAATGTCGTCTATGGCATTAGGTGCTACTGGATTACCTAAGTTAATTGCTAAAGGCGGTACTGCACTTAAAAGACTAACTAAAACCTTTCCTAGAATGTTACAATTCACAGATGATTTTACCAGTACAATTAAAATGGGTACTGAATTAGCTGCTTATGGTGCGTTAAGAAAACCAAAAGAAGCTGAACTTACTGATGTATTAGCAAGAGCAGAACAAGCAAGTGAATATGGTACTACTGGATTAATATTACCTCCTGTATTAAAAGGTATAGGCAAAACTGTTAAAGGTATAAGTAAACCTTTTATAAATAAAATTAAGAATAGTGCATTTGAAAAAATGAATCAAGGATCTCCTATAGAAAAAATGATTATAGGACTAAAGGAAAAAGGTATAAAATTAACAAATAAATTAGTAAAAAAAGTTAGTCAAGGTAGAACTACTAATCCCATGCAGTTAAACATAGATGAAGTACAAAAATTACAAACAGTATTAGTTAGAAATTCTGGAAGAAAAGCTCAAACTGCTATAGATGAAGTCTATACTAAAGCAGCTACAGAATGGGTTAAACAATTACCTAAGAAAACGAAGCAAATATTTAGCGAGATGGGAATATTTGGAGATATAGAAAAAGGAATTAAAGGTAAAGCTAAACAATATCTATATAGTGGTATTAGAACACAGAGGTTATTTGAAAGGCTTGATGGAGATACTTATGGTGTTCACTCAATGTTATTTGATAGAGCATATTATGGACAATATAATGGAATTAATGCTTTTAATGTAATAGTAAATAATGTATTTGAAATGCAAGGAGTTAAAGTAGGAAAAATTGTAGGTCAAAAGATTAAATTACCTAGTGGTAAAGTTACAACTATGGATGATGCTATTACAGTATATCATGCTACATTAGAAGCCCATAATCTTGCTTTATTAAAAGATAAACCTACTAAGGAAGTAGTAAAAGCTATGAAGCAAGCAGCAGATATGATACGAACAGGTATATATAAAGGTAAACCTATTACTGATCAATCATCAGATTTTATAATAGATTCTGTCATAAGAGGTTTTCCTACTAAAAAAGGATATACATATTCTAATGACACTTTAGAAATTCTTAATAAGGGTATGAAATATTCTAAAGAAGATATTGTTGCTTCAATTAAAGCAGTTGTTAAAAATCCTAATGCAAAAGCATTAGCAGATAAAATGATCAAATGGACAAACGTACTAGCAAAAATGTATAGAAAAGAATTTGCTTCTATTACAGGAAAAGAAATACCTAATATTAATAATTGGTTATCTGAAAGAAAAGTATTTGGTAGAGTAGGTAAAGGAACTACTAAAGGTGGGTTAGATGATATATCTGATGCTGTTGTATCTGGAAACTCTAATAAAATTTCTAAAGTAATAGAAAAATACAGTAAACATAGACCTTTAAGGTATCAAATTATGATTGAAACAAGTTCAGTTAAAAACTTCTTATACAGAACACAACGTATGTCTGATTTTATATTTAAAGCAGCTCCTATGAATTCCTTGAAAAAAGTAATGACAGACGAATGGGCTACAGAAGTAACAGGTAAAATGGGTAAAGAATTTACTAGAGAATTATATAAGAATGTTAATGATATTTCTGGAAATACTTTTAATCCTTATCTTAACTGGACAGATGATGTATTAAAAACTGCAAGATTAAATATAGGTGCTTTTATAACTTCTTATAAACTTAGTATGGGACTAAATCAAATAGTGTCTATTGCTAATGCTGTACCTTCTATATCAAAAGCTACTGGACAATCTGGATATAAACACATGGCTAATAATATATTAAAATATTACGTTGGTGGGCAAAAAAAAGCAATGACTAATAGAATGATGAAATCTTCAGGTAAGTTTATTAAAAATAGATTTATTGAAAGACAGTTACAAGAAGAAGCAGAGATGGGTGCTTTATCAAGAACTTTAGGTAAAGGTATTAAACGTAAACTTATTCTTAAACCAGGTAGAGCTTTAATGAAAAAATTGGATAAAGATGCTGTTGCTATAACATGGAATGCAACTTACGATGCTAAAGTAGCAGGTATGGGAAAAAAGATTGCAGACCAACAAGTAGGAGAAATAGCTCGTATTGCCAATGATGTTGTTAGAAGAACTCAACCTATGGGTGGAAAAGTAGATCTTCCTAGCTTATATAAAGCAGGTGAACTTGCTAAAGCTGCTACTATGTTTACAAATATGCCTAATCAAGTATTGAATCTTATGTACGAACATGCTGGAAGTAAAACTGCATTGGCTGGAAAAATAATAGGAAATATAATACTTCCTGCTGCTATGCTTAGTGGAATTAGAAGTGGTGGAGAAACATGGAAAAGAGCTGCTAAAGGTGAACCTAAAGATTTATTAGCAGATATGGCAATGTACCCTCTAGCAATATTTCCTATTGCTGGTGGTATGTTAAGTTCTATGATTAAAGGTTATGAATATGGTTTACCTGTAATGAAACCTATACAAGAAATTCAAACAACTATTAAATCTAAAACCCCTGAAACAAAAATTAAACATGCTATAAAAGCAGTTGGGATGACTACAGGATTAATACCAGATCAATTATTGAGATCTGCTAAAGGTGCTATAGAATTGTATACTGATGAAACTGACGATTTTAGAAGATTAATATGGACAAGTTACCAGTTAAAAGAAGAAAAGAAAGCTAAGAAAAGATTAACTATACCTAAACTTACTATGAAAAATGTATTCAAGAAAAAGAAGGAGTTTGATATAACTAAAGTATTTTAAGATATTTTAATTACCTCTATTAAATAATTCTGGATAATCTCTTTCAAGTTCTCTATCTATTTTACTCTTACGTTCTTTACTAAACTTCATTACTTTTAAACTTCTTGTATTAATATATACTCCTGCCTCACCTAATTTATTTAATATCCTATCTATAAATTTAAGACATTCTTTAGTGTTCTCAAACTTTAATTCTTTTCTAATATACTTAACAGGAATCCCTGCTATGAAATTAATATATACTATAGCTTCTCTAGGAGTTAATAGTTCAGAAATGTAATTATTAGATATTTTGTTAGAGAAATTTTTTATCTGATATGAGTTATCATATTTATCTAATATAGATTCTATAGTATATTTCATTTCTACCTCCTATATTTTTTTAGTGTGAGAGAAAAAGAGAAGGAGAACTAGTCCCCCCCTCTTAGCCTCTGTCGTGCTGGGGGAAAGCAAAAACTAATATATCCCATTACCTAAGTATTCTATCTTAGGACTGTTGATAATATCTTCTGGTGAAATCATTGCTGAATCTTTATTCCATGATAATAAATCTAATCCAGCCCAATTAAACCCTTCATCTACTAATTCCGAACAAAAATATTTATTAAGTCTATCTATTCTATTCTTTTTATATTTAGTTTTGAATCCTAATTTAGATATTGTTTTTAAATACCCTAAATAAAACACACCTTTGAAGTCATATTTTTTATTTAAATTCCTTATTAAAAATCTTAATAAAGCTTCAGTATCATAAATATACACAGGTTTAACTCTATAAATATCCATTTTATGTTTTATTTGTCGCATATCTATAGCTCTAACGCCTCCTGCTCCATGAGCTTCAATAGCAAGATCTAATTCAGGAGATATACATATAGCAACATGGGCATACTTACTATTAGTACCCCAACCTATAAGTTTTTCAGTAATAGATTTTTTCTGAAAAAATATAATATCACCTGACTGTATATTTATTCTAGTATATTTATACATATTATATCCTTTTTAATGCAACTATAGGAATAAGTACGCTCCTAACACATTTTTCTAATTCACAAACATAATAACAATCACAAGTCTTAGTACCATTTTGT